TTCTGTTGTTTCCGGAACCTTATGTCTTCTTTCTGACATAATCACGCCACCATTTGGGCTGGCGAAACCAACCCGGCCGACCGTGAGGCCGCACCGGAAGCTTTAGATTGCCAAGGAGCCTTTCTAAGCACTCCAGAAGACCTTCTCTTTGATCCACCTTTGGTTTGTCACCAGCGGTAGGTAGGATTCCCTTACGGGTTTCTTCTACCACATCCACTAGCACCCCCCTGTTTCCAGGGAAGTTTGCAAAGGGTGTGTTTTCAAATACCGCACCAACCTTCTCGTCGAAGGCGGTGGCATGATCCTGCAACCATTCTAAATCAAGTCCGAATAGTAAACTATCCGGATTCTGGTTTGGCTTGTGCAGTTCAGCCAACAAATGAAAGAAGCTTGTATGAACACTCCTTCCAGATGCTTCTGGTACTTTAGATTCAAACTCAGCTGTTATGAACGCCACGTGCTCCAATGGGATGCCAATTCCATCAGAGTGGTTACAACCGTATGGTTCGAGGAGCCGAGCCAACTTCGTGTAGACAGCCAACTCACGCTTCCTAAGCATGGGTTTAAACCGCTGACCAAATGTCCTCATCAAGTCCATAAAATTATTGGAGTTAATGTCGCGCCATTTAAACGCAGATACAATCCTTTCTGGGAAAATTAATTTTCCAGCAAATTCAGCCACTTGATTAGATACAAGCGACTTACTAGGATTGTACGGACATCCAAGAACTTCAAGCATTTTGACATACTTCTGGTATGTAGGAAGATGAAGGATTACTACATCATCACCTAAAACAAAAAACCTACCTGGAACACCTTGTGCCAAGTAGTCAAGAAGCAGGCCATGAGCTAGAGCAAAAGACGGGAAACTAGGGTATAAACCCATAGGCTGGCCATTAGTCCAGCATACCGATCGATTGCCATAAGTCCAGTTGAGTCTGGATAAATCCTCAAACAAAGAAATTTGGTCCATATCATGGGGTAAAACCCGTCTGAGTATGGAGAGCTGCAGCTCCAATGGAAAGTAATCTGTTGCTGAGCTAAGGTCCACCGAATAGGCGGTTCCTCCACGTTTGAGGTGTTCTTGAATAGATTTATAGGGTTTTGCCTGGTCAAATGTGCAATCCCATGGAAGGGTCCTTAACACCTTAAAAAGCGTGTCTCCGAGCGGTGTCAATGCTCGTTGATGGATCCTAAATGGGTTAGCTATCCAACGCACCTTCAAGCCACCATCCTTGGTTAAAGGACAGAGCTTACCACCAGACACTTCAGTGGTTGTTCGAATTCCTACAACATCGGTGTAGTTGCTTAACAATTCGTTGGAAAGACCAGCCAGGACAGGCCGATAGACACTAAAGTGCCTATTAATGAAAGCCAAATTATTCTGGGAAAACTTTATCCATTCTAATTCAGCAAACAACTCTAGGTTCTGTTGAACCGAAGC